CGACGCTAACGCTGCCCGTCAACTTGGTGTAGAAGCCGTAAGGAACTCTCGAGCTGGACAAGCAGTTTCTGGGGCTGCTAAAAATATTAGAAGTTCAGCAAGATCTTATGCTCAGACAGCTGCTACGGGAGCGAAAGCAGTTAGAGGTTCTTCTCGAAAGCGTCGCAAATAATTTAAAATGGAGGCGATGCTAATGAACGAGCTTTACCACCATGGTATCAAAGGTCAAAAGTGGGGTGTTCGACGTTTTCAAAATCCAGATGGTAGTTTGACGGCTGCTGGAAAACGTCGAGCTGATAAGGAAGTTCGGAAACAATCACGAAAACAACGTGATTGGAATGCTAAGAATGCTGCACAATTGAGTGATGAGGAACTAACAGCCCAAATACTTCGCTTGCAGCGAGAAAAACAGCTAAAAGATTTAACTGCTCAAACCGTACGACCCGGTAGGAAGAAAACAGTTGATCTTCTCGAACGCTATGGTACGCAAGCTATGGGTGCAATAGTTACGGCTGGTACTGCCGCGTACGTCACTAATGCCATGAATGCCAAATCTCAGAAAAAATTGGCAGAAAAGGGTTATCCGGTCAACATAAAAGGTTGGCACGTCGAGAACGGAACTCTAGTTCCAAACTCAAACCAATAATAGAAAGAGGTGCGGCTGTAGATGAGCCTATCAAATACCGCCGTTCCGAAATACTATGGTTTATTTCGCGATGCGGTTATGCGTGGAGAAATTCCCGTAAATGAAGAAATCTCTATGGAAATGAACCGGATCGACGATCTTATAGCAAATCCGGGAATCTTTTATGATGATCAGGCTGTTGAAGGTTGGATTCGGTTCTGTAACAATGAGATGACTTTAACTGATGGTAGTGACGTCAATCTCCTCGACACATTTAAGTTGTGGGGCGAACAAGTTTTTGGATGGTATTATTTCGTAGAGGGGTCCGTATGGAAACCTTATGCTGACGGACATGGTGGGCGATATGTTCGAAAGTCGATTAAAAAACGACTTATTAATAAACAATTTTTGATTGTTGGCCGCGGAGCGGCAAAATCTATGTACGCAGCATTTATACAAGGTTTTTATGTAGCAGTAGATTCATCCACAACAAATCAGATTGTTACTGCGCCAACCATACGACAATCTGAAGAAACACTGTCGCCAATCAAAACTGCTTTAGCGCGTTCTCGCGGACCATTATTTAAGTTTTACACTGAAGGTAGTATTAATAACACTACTGGTTCGAAGATGAATCGACCAAAATTGGCATCCACTAAAAAAGGCATTGAGAATTTTGTAACGAATTCGATTATTGAATCACGACCGATGTCTATAGATAAACTACAAGGGTCTCGTTGCAAGATAGCAACAGTAGATGAATGGTTGTCTGGCGACATTCGCGAGGATGTAATTGGCGCTATAGAGCAGGGCGCTTCGAAGAATGATGACTATTTGATCATAGCGACTTCATCTGAGGGGACGGTTCGTAATAGTGCTGGCGACACAATCAAAATGGAATTGATGTCAATTCTCAGAGGTGATTATGTAAATCCTCACGTATCGATTTGGTATTACAAATTGGATGATGAGAAGGAAGTCGCCAATCCGGAGATGTGGGTTAAAGCCCAGCCGAACATCGGAAAAACTGTTAGCTATGAAGTCTATCAGCTAGATGTTGAACGAGCTGAAAAAATGCCATCTGTTCGTAATGATATTTTAGCAAAACGTTTCGGTATTCCACGAGAGGGTTATACATACTTCTTTACGTATGAAGAAACACTACCTCATCGAAAACGAGATTTTTGGTCTTTACCGTGCGCTATGGGCGCAGACCTATCGCAGGGCGATGACTTTTGTGCATTCACCTTTTTATTTCCATTACGTGATGGGTCGTTTGGCGTTAAGACTAGATGCTATGTGACTAGCACATCCATTAAGAAGCTGCCGTTGGCTATGCGACAAAAGTATAATGAGTTCATAAAAGAATGCAGCTTAGTCGTGCTTGATGGTGCCGTGCTTAACATGACTGAAGTCTATGAGGATTTGGATCAATACATAATCAGTTCTGACTACGATGTTGCTTGTTTTGGATTCGACCCTTATAACGCTAAAGATTTTGTTGCTCGATGGGAAACGGAAAACGGGCCGTATGGTATAGAAAAAGTTATACAGGGAGCTCGTACGGAGTCAGTTCCATTAGGCGAATTAAAAATTCTAGCAGAAGAAAGAATGCTATTATTTGATCAGGAATTGATGACTTTTTGTATGGGTAACTGCATAACAATAAACGATACTAACGGCAATAGAAAACTCTCAAAGAAACGAAACGATAAAAAAATCGATAGCGTTGCCGCATTGATGGATGCATATGTTGCCTATAAGATTCATTCTGACATGTTTGAGTAGGAGGTGAGTAATGTCTCTAAAAGAACGTTTTAGTAATGCTTGGAATGCGTTCCAAACAGAGCCCGATCGAAGAGCTGATACAAACACTGGAGTTAGCTATACGACTTATGGCACTTCTTCATATTTAGATGCTAGTCAGCATCGATTGCAATATGGTAATGACAGATCAATTCTGAATACCATATTCAATCGAATCGCTAACGATATTGCTTCGGTGCAAATTCAGCACATACGCGTGGATGAAAATGGTAAGTTTTCCGACATCATAAAATCCAATTTTAATGAATGTATGACTTTGTCGGCGAACTTAGATCAAACGGCTCGATCTTTTTGGCTTGACCTAATAATTTCTATGCTTGACGAGGGTGTTGTTTCGGCAGTACCAGTGGAGACTGATCAAAATCTAGATCGTAGTAGATCTTTTGATATTCTGAGCATACGAACTGGCCGAATAGTTAATTGGTTTCCTATGCATGTTACCCTAGAGGTGTACAACGAAAGAACAGGACAGCGTGAAACAATCACAATGCCCAAAGAAAAAGTAGCAATTTTGGAAAACCCATTCTATTCAATAATGAATGCTCCGAATTCAACTTTAAAACGACTGGTGTATAAGATGAATCTACTTGATAAAATTGATGGTCAAAAAGCATCACCAAAGTTGAACATGTTTATTAAACTACCGTACTCATTAAAATCCCCGACCCGAGTCAAGCAGGCAGAAGAACGACGACAAGCTATTGAAGACCAACTAATAAAATCAAAATACGGTATTGCATACATAGATCAAGCAGAACAAGTTACGCCTCTCGGAAAATCTCTGGAAAACGATTTACCATCTCAGATTCAAACATTAACTGATCAATTGTATAATCAGATTGGTATTAGTTCAGAAGTATTCAAGGGTACTGCTTCGCAAGAGCAGCAACTCATATACAATAAAAAAGTTCTAAAACCAATTTTGGACAACATTGAGTTAGAGTTTACAAGAAAGTTTCTAACTCCTACTGCACGGACTCAGGGACAAAAAGTTGGATATTTCATCGATGCGTTTGAAATGGTTACTCCTACCGAAGTTGGAGAAATGGCGAATGCATTAAGTCGAAATGAAATATTGTCGTCTAATGAATTCCGTGCTATTCTTGGATATAAGCCCAACGATTCTGAGCGCTCTGACCAATTGATCAATAAAAACATGCCGATCAATCAAGTTGATCCGGATGCTAATAACGGGTCGGATCAAGATATAGATACTGCTCTGGACGAATTAGAATCAATGCTTAACGACACAGAATCGAATGTGGGGTCATGATGTGACATATAACAAAAAATATTATGATGCTAATAAGGCTCATCAATATTATTTAAGACACAGACAATTGAAAGGCTATGCGAATCGTTATGGAGGATCAAGGGGAAATGGTACTAGCGCTGCTAGCACTCCTGGTTTTTTATCCGATAGTAAAAAACAATCCGAAATAGTTTCTTCGCATAACAAATCTATATCTAAACAGATTTCTAAATTATCATCTGACACTTCTACAAACGAAAGTGCATCAACGGACAAATCTGGCATTCGTATACAAACAGCAAAGAAAATTTCTGGAATTCAAAAACGAATTGGTGATTTGCGAGAATCATTAAAAAAAATGTCGACTGAGGATCGAAAGAATAATAAAGAGACTATACAAAAGCAAATAGATCAGCTTAGAGGACAAATTAAAGCTGTTCGCGAAGAACAACGAAGTGCCCTAGAATCAGTATCTGATACCGCTCATGCTAGTAATCTCGCACGACGTGACGCTATTCAGCGATTGCGCCAACAAACAAAAGGCGGATCTACGTCAGGCTTTAATAAAAAAGGTAAACAAGCTGCTGCGCGTATAAAAGAACAATTGAATGCCGAACGCGATACATTGACTAGAAAAACGAATCACAATCTGGATAGAAAAATGCTAGGTGGTGTAAAACGGCTAGCCAGTCAAATTTCTAAATATCGACAAGATGGTGGTTCATACAGTAATGACGATTTGTTAAAACAAATAAATGCAATGGCATCTAGAACGAATAGAGCAAAAACCAACGTTGCCAGAAGCAATAAGACAGAATTTACACAACATTATAAAAATAGCGTGGATAAATTACGAACCGATGATTCTAATTTTGCATATTGGGATAAGCGTAAAAAAGCAGAACGCAAACGAGCAAAACAAAAGAAACTAAAAGCTAAAATAAGGAAAATAATGAATCGATACAAAAAAAGAAAGGAATAATATGGATTATGATTTTTGTGGTTATGCCACAAAAAATGATTTGCGCTGTGCTGATGGGCGTATAATCCGTCATAATGCTTTTAAAGAAAATGACGGACAAACAGTACCTCTTGTGTATGCGCATAATCATAGTGATCCGAAAAATGTTATCGGACACGCACTTTTAGAAAATCGTGACGATGGTGTTTATGCATATGGTTATTTGAATGACACCGAAAATGGTCGTCACGCTAAAGCGATGGTTCAGCATGGCGACGTCGAAGCGATGTCTATTTATGCTAATCATCTTACACAGTATGGTAGCGATGTCGTACATGGTATAATTCGCGAAGTAAGTTTAGTGCTAGCCGGAGCAAATCCCGGAGCATATATTGAAAATGTAAGTTTTGCTCACGCCGATGGAACGTTCACAGAAGTGGAAGATGAAGTAACTATCTATTCTCCTTCTGTATTTGACGCAGTGAAGCACGACGACGAAGAGGAGGATGACATGGGCGACGGTAGTGTTTTGGATGAGCTCACTGATGAGCAGCTCGATGTCGTAAATAGAATCATTGATGCCGCCGTAAATGATGCTCTTGATGATCTTGAGGACGATGGTTCGCTCGATGATCTTACTGAGGAGCAATTGGATCAAATTGGCGATATTGTTGAGGATGCAGTTAATGACGCTCTTGAGCATGCCGATGACGATGAGTATTATGATGATTATGATGAGTATGATGATGAGTACGACGACTACGATGAGTATGATGATGAGTACGACGACTACGATGATATTGAGCACGCGGATGACGACACCATAGAAGATGTTTGGAACACATTGACTGACGAACAAAAGAATATGGTGTATTTTCTTATAGGTAATGTCGCCAATGGCGAAGCTAAGCACGATGATATGGATGGGAGCTTTGATATGTATCACAATGTTTTTGATAATAGTTACGACGATAGTTACGATGGTCGCGAAGTATTGTCCCATGACGATTTTATGAGCATCATGGACGATGCGACGAATGCCCCTTCGTTGAAGGACGTATTTTTGGCGCATGGCGTTGAGAATCTTGAGATTCTCTTCCCTGAGGCGAGGAACGTTACTCCAACGCCTGATCTTATTTCTCGTAACATGGACTGGGTCGAGGCATTTTGGAATGCTGTTAAGCGTACTCCATTTGCGCGGATCAAGTCCGTTGCGGCAAACATCACTAAGGATGAAGCCCGCGCTAAGGGTTACGTAAAGGGTAATCTAAAGGTAGAGGAAGTAATTTCTCTACTTTCTAGGGAGACGACTCCCCAGACTATATATAAGAAGCAGAAACTTGATCGAGACGATGTTGTTGATATCACTGGCGTTGATGTAATTGCATTCCTCAAGCAAGAGATGCGCACGATGCTTAACGAGGAAATTTGTCGCGCAGCACTCATTGGAGACGGCAGGCCGGATCCTAATGATCCCGATAAGATCAAGCCAGATCGTATTCGTCCGATTTATTTGGACGATGAGGTCTACACCATTCATTATGCTGTTCCTGTCGATGGTTCTGATACTGCCGACGACAAGGCCAGCAAGTTGGCGGATGCTGCGGTACGTAGTCGAAAGAATTACCAGGGTTCTGGTAGTCCTTGGATGTTCGCAACGAACGAGACTATCTCGGATCTAATCCTTGCTAAGGACAAGATTGGTCGTCGACTTTATAAGGATGAGAATGAGCTGAAGGCGGCGCTTCGTGTATCTAGAATTATCGAGGTTCCTGTGATGGAGGGCGTCACTCGTACTGGTAAGTCTACGGTTGTTGATCCTGAAACTGGTCAGGAGACTACGGTTACCAAGACTTGGGATCTCAAGGCTATTATTGTGAATCCTAGCGATTACTCGATTGGTGCTGATAAGGGCGGTGCAGTTTCGCTCTTTGACGACTTTGACATCGATTACAACCAGATGAAGTATCTGATTGAGACTCGTTGCTCTGGTGCACTGACGCATCCGTATAGCGCAATCGTGCTTGAGACTGAGGTTGCATAATTCGGTCTTTATAATTCAAAATGGAAGGTCAGCTATTATGGGTTTGTATTACGGTCTAATAGGTTTTGTTGAAACCAAAGAAAATCCTGAAGGTTCTGGTGTTTGGGAAGAAGTTCCAACAGAGCGTTTTTATCGTGGCGAAATTCGTAGAAACACGAAACGTTGGGATAATGGTTCAGGAGTTAATCCAAATCTGAATATTTCTAATACCATATCCATAATAGCTGACCCCTATTGTAAAAACCATCTTAATGCTATCCGATATTTAAGATGGCTCAGTGGATATTGGGAAATTAGCAGTGTAGAAGTAGAATCGCCTCGATTAATATTGAGTATTGGAGGGGTTTATAATGGACCGACGCTTGGAGCTCCAGAAAATTCTGGAGAACATCCTAGAGTCACGTAACGTATATTTTCAACCACCATCTAATACTAAATTAGTATACCCGTGCATTATATACAATCGAAGTGATATTGATGTGTCACATGCTGATAATATTAAGTATAAGATGGCGGTTAGGTATTCTATGCTATTAATAGGTAGATCACCAGAAAGTAATTTGATTGAAAAAATATTAGAATTGCCTTACTGTTCATACGACAGACAGTATTCTGCCGATGGATTAAATCACGACTCGTTTACGATATATTACTAACATTATTGAGGGAGATGAAATAAATGGCTTTCGCTATTGAATGGGATAAAACAGGCGAACGCTTGTTTGAAACCGGCGTTGATCGCGTCGTTCTATATCCTATTAAGGATACCATTACTGATGCTACTGATCCATATCAGGAAGGTGTAGCTTGGAACGGCGTAACAGGTATTAGCCAGTCTGCTTCTGGTGGTGAACCTACCCCATTATGGGCGGACAATATAAAGTACCTTAATCTTATGTCCGCAGAAGAGGCAAATCTTTCTGTAGAGGCATACACCTATCCTGATGAGTTTGCTGAATGTGACGGTTCTCGAGAAATTGTCGTTGGCGCAACGATCGGACAGCAGCCTCGAAAGCAATTCGGTATTAGTTATCGAACCTTGATTGGGAATGATCAAAAACAGCAAGACTTCGGATACAAGATTCATTTGGTATACGGATGTTTAGCGTCGCCATCAGACCGAAGTTATGCGACGGTGAATGATTCACCCGAGGCTATTAACTTTAGTTGGAGTATTACCACCACCCCGGTCGAAGTTACTGGATTTAAGCCCACATCTATCATCACAGTTGATTCTACTAAAACCACTCCGGCAAAGCTTGCAGCGCTTGAGAATATTCTTTATGGCGCTAGCGGTACTAATGGTTCTAAGCCCAAGCTTCCATTGCCTGCGGCTGTTATTACTGCACTTACTTAATTTTTCGAAAGGAGACGCCATGTTTAAGAAGCATTTGACTTATACTGATTACAATGGAGACACGCAAACCGAGGATTTTTACTTCAATCTTAATGCTGCCGAATGCATGGAATTACAGTACGGTTTTGAGGGTATTGGAACACTTACTGAATTCTTGGAGACAATCACTGAAACTAATGACAAGCAAAATATGTTTGCTATCATTAAGCGAGTCTTGCTGATGGCATATGGTATAAAGAGTCCTGATGGTAAGCGATTTGAGAAGAGCGATGAGATTCGAAAAGCGTTCGAAGAATCACCTGCTTTTGAAACAATTTATTGGGAGATCGGTACTAATGAAGAAAAGGGTGCTGAGTTTATTCTTGGTATACTACCCTCCGATGTCCGAGAAAAACTAGGCGACAATTCTAAAAATGTTTTGCTGTCTGTGACTGAATAATTTATAGAGGGGAGTGGAGAATGCTTCAGATTGTAGTTCCAAAACAAGAATTGTTTGATGAGTCTAATGATACATTCGTACAAATTCCAGAAACGCAACTTAAGCTGGAGCATTCTTTGCTCTCCATTTCAAAATGGGAGTCAAAGTGGTGTAAACCTTTTTTGAAAGTTAATGACGATGATAAACTGACAAGTATTGAATTCCTAGATTATATACGTTGCATGACGTTAAATGCTAATAGTATATCGAAAGATGTTTACAATGCTTTGACTTACGATAATTTAAATGTTATCAAAAATTATATGAATAGTCCGATGACTGCATCTACAGTACGCGACAGTCGATCTGCAAATCCATACAAACGTGAGGTCGTTACTTCTGAATTGATATATTATTGGATGATCGCGTATCAGATACCGTTTGAATGCGAGAAATGGCATATTAACCGGCTTATCATGTTGATAAAGATATGTAATGCAAAAAACAATCCGACAAAGATGAGCAAGCGTGATATTTATGCTCAGAATCGTCAATTAAATGCAGCTCGGCGAAAAGCATTGCATACTAAGGGGTAAGCATGATAAGTTTGAATGTGAAAAACGGTACTTCTAAATTAGAAGAGCGTTTAAAACGTTTGAGTAAAAATGATAAAGTATTGAGCATACTTAATCGATATGGCGAACGTGGTGTTAAGGCATTATCTGATGCTACTCCAATTGATAGTGGAGAGACTGCTCGATCATGGAGTTATGAAGTTGTTAATAAAAATGGTCGATACAAGATTGAATTCGATAATTCTAATGTTAATGATGGCGTTAGCATAGCTATAATATTGCAATATGGACATGGAACTCGTAATGGCGGTTATGTTCAAGGGATAGATTATATCAATCCCGCATTGAAACCCGTTTTCGATGATATGGTGGCAGAATTAACAAAGGAGGTTAGTTAGGTATGAACACCGAAGTTGTTAAAAATGTTGTTGAAATGGTGTTTAACAACGCCTCTTTTGAAAAAAATGCAGGGACTACTTTACAAACTCTTGAAAAACTTAAGAACGCTTTAAATTTTGAAGGTGCTGCAAAAGGACTTGAAACTATAGGACAGTCTATAAAAAACACCAGCATGGATTCGCTATATAATGGCGTTAGTAAGGTATCCGAAAATTTTAACGCACTCGATGTTGTGGCAACTAGAGTGATCCAAAACATAACCGATAAAGTTCAAGGTTTAGCCACCAAATTACTAAACGATATTACACTTCAACCGCTAAAAGATGGTTTTGCAGAGTATGAATTACAAATGAACTCTGTACAAACCATCATGTCTAGTACTGGCGAAAGTGTTGGCGTTGTAAATAGATATTTAGACGAGTTAAATGAATATGCTGACCGAACGATTTATTCGTTCTCAGACATGACTGCCAATATTGGTAAATTTACAAATGCTGGCGTTGATTTAGACAAAGCTGTTGCTGCTATTCAGGGCGTAAGTAATGTAGCGGCAGTTTCTGGTGCTAATACCAACGAAGCCTCTAGAGCAATGTATAACTTCGCTCAAGCATTATCGTCTGGAGCAGTCAAGCTGATTGACTGGAAGTCCATCGAAAACGCTAATATGGCTACTGTGGAGTTTAAACAGTCATTGATCGATACGGCAGTCGCTATGGGTACATTAGTCAAAGAAGGTGACGACTATATATCCACAACGACTGACGCTAATGGACATGTATCTGAAGCTTTCAATGCTACTAAGATGTTTAATGACAGTCTTAGTGCACAATGGATGACAACCGATGTGCTGGTCCAAACACTTCAACAATATTCGACCGACGTTCGAACGCTAGGAGACGAAGAACGAGCTTTATATGAAGAACAACTTCGAGGTCTTGGTTATACTGAAGAACAAATCAAGTCAATAGAAGAGCTTGGTATCAAAGCTGCCAATTCTGCAAAGGACGTCAAAACTTTCTCGCAATTGATTGATACGTTGAAAGAGTCTTTGGGTTCTGGTTGGACAAAGACATGGCAGATGATATTCGGTGATCTAAACGAAGCCAAAGTACTTTGGACGGGTGTTAACGATGTTCTGAGCGGGTTTATAGGTAGAGTTTCTGATAGTCGAAACAGCATTCTTGAAACCTGGCACAAATCTGGATACACGTACAACAAGTATGGCGAATTAGTAAAAGCCGTATATGACGAACAAGGAAACCTCGACGCTGAATTATCTACTGAGATAGTCGAAAATGGCAAGATGATTCGTGAAGAAATGGGCGGTCGAGATTTTCTTATTGCAGGACTAACTGATACTTATGAGACATTCGCGTCGGTCATGGGCGAATTGGGCAGTGCTCTTAGTAAAAATTTCTTAGGAATAGACAATCAGTATATTAGCGATATTTCGATAACTGGTGAAAAGTTAGTATCGCTTAGTCGATCTTTCTACGATGCTGCTGAAGGATGGAAAGCTGCTTTTGCTCATAAAAATGAGGCGGGCGAAGCAGTCGGATTGCTAGATCAATTGCGCCAACAGTTCGAATTC